CGTTCCAGTCTGCCCCGTCGGGCGCAACCCCGATACGCAGCAGGCCTTGGCTTTGCACCGTATCGCTGGGAAGTGGTGGCGCATCCACAAACTGTACCAGCGTTTCCGGCACCAGCACCGGCGGCGTGATGTTGCGCGATGTCTCACCCGGCGGGGTGTAGAAATCGTAGGAACTGACATCTTCCGCCACCGCGCTGATCTTCATCAGCCCGTTGGATTCCATGTCGGTTTTCACCACCCGCATTTCATGCGCGACGCCGGAAACGGTGACGGTGATCACATCTGTGGGCTCCAGCCGCACATATTTGGGCGGAACGGTGAGCGAAAAGCTCAGGCGCTCCTTCCAAGTGCCGTAGAGCGTAATATCCGCCACCTGTTTGGCCTGCGTTGCGCCCATGACAATTGGCAGATTGATCGTCACCTGATCCACCGCACGCACCACCTGCCGTTGCGATACCTGCGTCACCGGGTCATAGTTAAATGGCCGGTCGAGATAGGTCACGTTGACACGCTGGGGCAGTTCAAGCTCCTGCGCGTAGTTGATCTCCAGCACATCCTGCACGCCGCTTTTGGTACTGGGGATCAGATCATCCTCTGGGATAGATTTCACCGAGGCGCTGCCACGCGGCACGCATTTCAGAATCCCGTCGCTTTCTACGATGTCGAAGAAAAACGCCGAGGTCAGCTGCTCAATGGCATTGCGCACGGTGATGGGTTGCTGAAGGATGAACCCTTCCAGCGAGGCTGTGAGGCGCGTTACGTCATAATCCGAAGGCGTAAGGCCAGCGGCTTGCAGCAACTCCGCCACCACTGCGCCAAGCGTGGAAGCGCCCAGCTTGCCGTTGACCCAATGGCCGGTTGCCCAGAGGATCGAGTCCTGCCACACGCCTTCCAGATCAGGCCAGAAGGAAAATGGCCGTGCGTCCCATGTCCAGATAAACCGGCGCGGCACCAGATTGGCGTTGCCGGTTTCTAGCCTGCGTTCTTCCAGATAATCCAGCGTCGCATCAATCGCCACGCGCTGCGCCTGAAAATCCACCCGGCCTTTGCTTGCGCGAGGAAAGAAGCTCTCGCTCGATGATGGATCATAAAAAACGTTGGGCTGGTTGGTGCAGCCATCCACCGAGGGAAAGCCAAACTCGGTAAACCACACGGGCTTCATTTTGGCCGTCCACGCAGTTGCCACCGCGTTCGGGTTTACATGCGTGTTCTTCCACCAATATTCAAGGTTCTTCCACGCATATTTGGCATCCGTGTAGTTGGTGAGGCCAGTGCGAGCCACCGAATCCGCATAGTAATAATCCCAGCCTTCACCTTTCTCCCAGTATTCAGTGATCAGCTCCGGCGTGATCTGGCTTTGCGGCAAATCCGGCGTGATCGGGAAATAGCTATCAATCCCCACCACGTCGATATTGGAAGAAGCCCATAGCGGATCGAGGTTAAACCAGCCGCCACGGCTGTGATATTCGCTCCAGTCCGCCGCGTAGGTGATGATCGTTCCCGGCATGGCGGCCTTCACACTACCGGCGAGCGTTACAAGGCGCGACACTGCCGGATAGCTGCCCGGCGCATCAGTGAAGCCGGTCATGCCTACCAGTTCCGAACCCATCACAAACGCATCCACGTCACCACTGAGCAGATTGGCATAGTGCATGATGAACGCATTGTAGCCGTTGGTTTTCGTGAACCAGTTGTTGGCATCAGTTGCGTTGGCAGGCGTTATGCGGCCACGCCAAGGCTTTGGCTCTGGCGTGATCGTATCCACGAAAATCATGGGGTAGAACATCACGTTCAGCCCACGGTTCTTCAGTTCCGCGCAGATCTGCACCACTGTGTGATCCGAAGGCGTGCCGCCATAGGTGGGAGTGTCATCACCGAAATTCAGCACCACCTGCGCCGCTGGGCGGCTGATGCCTGCGACGCTCCAGTCTTGCGGCAGCACTTGCGTAGTGCCTTGAAACTCCACCTTGGGGATGATCGTGCAGGCACCGGCATCGGTGGAAGTCGCAAACCAAGTCACCACCACCGCCACCCATTCAAGGTTTGGCAGGTTTTTCACCAGCTGATCAATCGCCACCAGCACATCGGCCTTGCCGTCGTAATTGTGCATGTTGATGGATTTCTTATCGCCCGACGGCGTGAACGCACCGCCGAAATAGGCATAATACCCGTCCTGCTTGGTCGTGACCTGCGTGCCATACACAAATTCCCCAGCGCCGGGGATGATCACAATATCCTTCACCTTTTCTTCAACGCTGGGGCTGAATTTCACCGTCCGGCGGACTTCAAAGGTAAAGTTAGGGATGCGGTTGCCGTATGCCGCCAGTGGAAAATCCTCGATCACCACATAGGCCAAGCCACGATGCGCCGGGATGGTTCCGGCTGGCAGATACTTGGCCATGATGTCATCGACACCTTGAGTTTCATCCCCAAAATGGACGTTATACTTGCCTTGCGCGGCAGAAAGTTCGGCTTCCGTCAGCACCTTGCTATCCGCCCATACCCGGATCACTTCATCAATCTGGCCTTCGCAGATCGCAATCGCCAGCGTGACAAAATACTCATAGGAAATGGTGGTTTGGCTGGTGGTGGTTTTGCCGCCACCGCCGCCACCTTTACCCCCGCCGCTGGAAGTTTGCGTGGTGGTTTTCTCGCTGCGCACTTCCTTGATGTCCGTTGCCCAGATCACATTTCCGGCCAGCCGCATCGTGCCATATACTTTCGGGATCATGTTCCCATAGGTGGAAATCTGCGCCCGAAGATCGGCAAGGCGGGGTCCCTCTTGGGTGGGTAGCTGCACGCGCTGGCTTTTAGGGAAAAACATCCCGGCAGCCATGCCGCCTAGATTCGCGCCAAGGATCGCCCCGGAGGGACCACCCAGAACAAAGCCGGTCACGCCACCAACAACTGGAAGGACTATATCAGCCATGACTCACTTCAACGGTTCGAGTTGTTCAGGTTTGAAACGATAGGCATGGGTGAGCATTCGCACCCACGCATCGGAAAGCGGTTGCTCGACCACGCGCCCAGCGCTGGAATTGCAATGGATCAAGCCGGGTCCGCCGGTCGGATAGTTTGTAAGCAGCCCCACATGCTGAGGATCGCGAAACGTGCGGAATAGCAGCACATCGCCTTCGGACATCTTGGCCAGCGGCACTTCGCGCAAGTGTTTCTGAATACTCGCCACCAGCCGCCCACGCTCCGGGTGCATGGAATAGTTAAACTCATCATGTGCCGAGAGCGGCGTGCCGTTTCCATCCTGCAACCCCAGCTCATCAATCACGCCGATGATTAGGCCGATGCAATCCACACCACCCGCGCCAGCAGCGGATTTCTTAAGCCGCCCTTGATGGTGATACTTCGTGCCAAGCCATGTGCGTGCTTGCAGGATGATTTCTGGTTTGGTGATTCTAGCCATTGCGGTTGCTCTTGCTCATGGTTCCTGCCGTGGTGAGCAGCGCGTCCACACCGGGAACATACGGCTCGCCACGGAAATTCAGGATATTGTTAAACTTCGCCTGACAGGTCTCATGCGTCTTGTCGCACCCGGCGATGATCTTGAACCCGTCACCCACTTGGATGGATTTTCCCATCGGCAGCGCCAACACCACCTGCTTGGAGGAAAACTCCTTCACCTCCATGCGCCGCCCGTCATTATTGCCGCTTGTCCATTCCACTTCGCCGCCGGTGAACCAACCCGCCGCCTGCGTGAGGCTATTTGCTTTGAATGTCTGGTTGCTCACCACTTCCGAAATGGTGGTGGTGACAGTGACGCTGGCGAGATTCACCTTGCACCGGCTATCACCCAGCACAGCACGGCAGGAAGGAGAATACACCTCGCCAATCGTCTGGCTTAAATGCTGTGTGAGGCCGCGCACTTCAGCATGGAACATCTGCGCGTTCAGCGTTACTTCACCTAAGCGCCCACGCTTCACCACCAGCTTGCCCTGAGCCAAATCCTCGTAATTTACGAGGAATATCTCTACTTCAGCGTAGTCATACATTCCGGCCAGCAGATCAGATTCCGTGATCTTCGAGGGGAATGTCTGCCCCTCCAGATCAAGGTTATCCACGCTCATGTTGGATTTACTTTCCACCGTCGTGGGCGTGAACCCAGCGATGGAATCATATTCCAGCGTGTCGATCACCAGTGTGCGGTCAAGGTCGGTGAAGCCAAGCTCCGCACCATCCTGCCGCGTGAGGCGCCAGCAAGTTGCAAGGGTCGTCAGGCCACCGCTAAAATGCCCTTCGAGTTGTGGGGAGATGACTCTCATACGCGCACCTCGATCAGCGGAATATTGTTCCAGCTTCCGGCATTGAAACTATCGAGGGAAAGCGCCAGCTCGTCGGTATCGAAGCGCACCGGCACATCGAAATCAAAATCCACCGTGAGCGTGCCGGTGAGTGACGTGGTGATGATGCCGGTGGTGGTGTCGATGCTCCAGCCGCTGGCTTGCAACAGGCTGTTGCGGTACAGTTTCACCGTTCCCGCCACTGGCTTGGTGATGATCCGCTCCGATACCACTGCACCGCTCACATACTGCTTCACCAGCTGATACTGAGTGCCGCCGAGCGAAAGCAGCGGCTGGTTCACTGCCTTGAAATCTCCCCAGTCCTTGAAGCGAAACCCCACCGCCTTGCCACGCCGCGCCCGGAAGAATGCAATCAGCGCCTGCCACTGGGTTTCGGTTTTCACGCCGGATGCAACATTGTACCGCGCACGCGCTTGGCTCCACTTGCTGTTGCGCTGCTCATGGCCGGAAACCGTGGCCACCACATCCGTTAAGAACATGGGTCCGCCGGTTGCACCATAGCTGATGTCGCTGGGGAATTGGACTTCTACAAAGCTCATGGTGATGATCCACTGTTGATGAAAACGAAAAGGGCTCACAAGTTTTCACCTGTGAGCCCTCAAAAAATAACTTTGCTTATTGGCTGTTAGCTTTGCTTCTTCACCGTGTAGCGAGCGCCGCGCCCTTTACCGACGGCCACCAGATATTCCTGCTCTGCCAGTTTCTTCAGGTGCGCTTTGATCGTATTGCGGTTGGCCTGTGTTGCTTCCTCGATCTCACGCACGGTGATCTCGCTGCGCATGCCCGCCATCTCCAGTATGGTGCGCGATAGTGCAGGCAATGCCTCGCGCAGGCTTCGCTCTTCCTTCACTTTGAAAGCAAGGTTGTCTTTTTGCTTCACCATCGTTTTCAGGAAGAAGGTCAGCCATGCTTCCCAGTTTTGGCTTTCCGTGCGGATCGTTTGTTGCGTGCGGCGCAGTGCCAGATAGTAGTTTTCCTTGTTGGCCTCGATCACCGTTTCCATTGAGCTGTATGGCACATAGGAATAACCGGCGCGTAGTAACAACAAGGTGGTCAGGATACGCGAAAGCCTTCCATTCCCATCCTTGAACGGGTGGACGGCAAGAAACACCACGATAAACACCGCCACGAGTAGCAGCGGATGCTGCGTTTCTTCATTCGCCTGCGCGTTGTACCACTCCACCAACTCCTTCATCATCAGCGGCGTTTCAAACGGGGTGGCCGTTTGAAAGACAACGCCGATGCTTTTGCCGTCTGCGTCGAACGCTTCCACATGGTTGGTGACGTTCTTGTACGATCCACGATGCTCTGCATCCTTGGTGCTGTATTTCAGCAAAACACCATGCAGCTGCTTGATGTGATTTTCGGTCAGGGCGATGTGATCATAGCTTTCAAACACCATATCCATTGCATCGGCATAGCCTGCCACTTCCTGCTCATCGCGGGTAGTGAAGGATTTCTGCTCCAGCTTGGAAAGCAGCTTTTCTACTTGCTCATCCGTGAGCTTCGCGCCCTCGATACGGGTGGAAGAACCCACGCTCTCAATGGTAGCAATGCGCTTGAGACTGCTTAGGCGGTCGGGCGCTAAGTCCTGCGTGGCTTGCCACTTGCCCTTAAATTCATCTATTTCACTGATATATTTAAGGATTTCTGTGGTGATAACGATATTCTTGAATTGGAGCATAAGGCCTTCTGCATATCCATTTATACCCAATTATATCCATTTATCACCCATTAGCAAGAATAATATCCATTTATATCCAATTACCTCCATTTCATACCCATTTACAGCGTATATTCTGTAACAAACGGCTGAAATACAGCGTTTAAGCTGTAATTCAGAGATTCCTCCTTGCCCGTTCGATACTCCGCGCCATATCCGCCGCTATCTGGCTTTGGCTTTGCTTAAAACTGCGCACGTCCGGCGTTTGCACGTTCATATTGATCGTGATGGGTGCTGCGCTCATGCTCATGTCTGGCATGATGTGCATGGGAGCATTTCCGGCATAGGCCAGTTCGGGACCGCGCTCGCCCACGATGCCGAACTTGCCGGGGCTCAAGCGTCCACCATCGGCGAAGAAGCCACCGAAGAAATCGCCAATCCCCGATAAGAACCCGCCAAACCCACCGCCGCCACCGCTGCCACCACCACCGAACAGACCACCGATGTAACCAAACAATCCATCGAGGATGCCGCCTTTGCCGGTGACACCCAGATCCTTCAGCGCATATTGCAGAAGGGTGCGGTTCAGATCAGACAAAAACCCTTTGAAGAAATCCCCGAATCCATCAAAGCGCCCACCAATCGCATCCAGCGAATCGGCAATAGTACCTTCCATTGTTTCCCCGATGCGGGAAAATTCGCCTTCAATGGTTTCACCTGTTTGCTTGGTGGCCTTACCCAGCCGCTCGTTTGCCTGTTCCACCGCACGGCCGAACGTATCCTGATTGATATATCCTTTCTCCAGCAGCGCGTTCAGCTGCGCCATTTCCTTGTTGTAGCGCTCCAGCGGCGTGCGCGTGGCCTCGAAGATGCGCTGCGCTTCCTCTTGCTGCTTATTCAGGGCTTTCACGGCCTTGGTGGTTTCGGCCACTTTCTCCGGCTGCTTGGTTTCCTCAAACAGTGACGAGAGCGACTGATTCTTAGCTTGGCGTGCATCCGCAATCTTATCGGCGGCGGCACGCACCTCTGCATCAATCGAGGCATTGAACTCCTGCGCTTTGGCGAGTGCCTTATCGAAAGCGGTTCCCATCGCATCCAGCAGGCCGGTCTCCAGCGCCTTGCGCGTATTCTCGAACGATACGCCCGATAGCGGATCATTCACGAAGTTAGCCAAATCCTGCCCCAGCGCTTCAAACCGCGCAGAGATCGCATCGCCAAACGCATTGAAGGCATCGCCCACGCCCTCAAACACGGCGATGAATAGATTCCCGAACTTGATCACCTCGGCAATGAAGGCTTTGAACCCTAGCTTGAACGGCTCGATGGAATCGGTGATCACCTGCGCCAGCCACTTCACCTTATCGGCAATGAAGATAAGAATATCGGTCAGGCCTGCATCACCAATCGCTTTCACCAGCTTCGAGAACGCATCGCCCATGTTGGAAAGCGCCACATTCAGTGTGCCTGCCTGTTCCTTCATCGCCCCGGCAAACTGCACATTGCCGATGCTCTGCAGGTAGCCTTCGATCTCTTTGGCGTTTTTGCCCACCGTGGTGCTGACGCCTTGGAAAGTAAACGTCACCTGTTCGCCCTGCACGCGGGACTTGATCCCAAATTCCTTCAGCCGCTCGAATTCGCCGGTGGTTGCATCGGCCACGGCTTCGATCATCTGGTTTAAGGATTTGCCCATCGCCGTGGCAGTGTTGCCGTAGGAGGTGAGCGCTTCTTCCGATGGAGCAAGCCCCAGCGCCTTCAGCTTGATGAAGGCATCCACCACTTCTTCCAGTTGAAACGGGGTTTCAGCGGCAAACTTCTCGATAAAGCCGAACGCCACGCTTGCCTTATCCGCCGAGCCGGTGACGGTACGAAGCGAGGCTTCCAGCCGTTCGAACTTGGTGATCGTGTCGGTGATCTGTTTGCCCACGAACGCCGAAGCAAACAGGCCGCCCAGCCGGTTGAGCCCACCGCTGAATTTCTTCATGCGGCGATCCATATTGTCCACGCCTTGCCCGACCTGCGCGAACGCAGCTTGGGTTTTATTCACGGCGCGGATAATGAATTCAGCACTACCGATGGCGGCCATGTTTCTGGTTCCTTAACAATTCAGATTGCAGTTGAAAAAAGGCCAGCCATTCCGAGAACTCCCGTGGACTCATCTGCTCAATGTCAGAGAGCGGCCTCGATAACCGATAGGCCAGCGCTAACTGGTTGTATCGGATGGGGTCTCGTCGGAGTTTCCCTTGGCTTCCTCAATGGATTGGTAGAAGTGTTTTTCTACCGCGTCATTGATGCGCAGGATCACCCGCACATCGCCATATTTGAGCATTTCCTCGCGCTCATTCAGGCTGAAGATGCGGTTGCCGTCCTTGTCGCGTGCCTTCACGATCAGGGAATACACGGCATTTTCCACTGAAGTGGCCTTCTTGCCGGAAACGCGCTGGATCATCGCGGCTTCTTCCATCGACATGGGGAAAAAGTGGATTTCCAGCGGCGCTTCACCATCGCCCCATTCCGGCACGGATACCACCAGCCGGTTCTGCGTTTCAAAATGCTGTTTTACACGTTCGATCACTCGCATGATTGCCTCCCTATGCTACGGTGGATTCGGTGAGCGCACCGGTGCCGGTGAAGCTGAACGTGGCTTCCACCAATCCATCGAACGAAGCGCTGTAGGAAATGGAGGTGATGATCACATTGCCTGTCCAAAACTTATCGCCGGTGGTGTTGCCCTCCGGGTAAAGGTTCAGCGTTACCGTGCCGCCAGCGGTCAATGCGCCTTGGCCGGTGGTGTCGGTTTCATCCCAGAATGCTTCAAAACTGCCAGACCAGCTTTTGATCGTGGCTTGGTTTTTGCGCCATTCGGTGCCGATGATGGAGGCATCCACCGTATCGGCGTTGACCTCCAGCGACCATGATTTTACTTCCGCGACTTGGGACGATCCGACAAAGACCTTCCCCTCGCTCCCTGCGTGGGTAGCCATAAGATTCTCCTTGGTTTGAGTGTGGTTAAACCGCGATTTGCGGTGCGTTTTCCTTCACGGTGTAAAGCACCGCAAAGGTGAGGCTTAAAACGGCAATCGGCTTTTCGCCTTCGCCGGAAAGCTGGGTGGTGGTGACATCGAGCATGGCATCCTTCACCAAACCGCCCAGCGTAGGATCGGCGGCGATGCGCTGCTCCACTTCGGCGGCAAGCTGATCGGCGTCATCGTCGATTTCGCCTCTGGCTTTCAGGTATCCCTCGATCACCAGCTGCAACTGCCGGGCTTGCGTGCGTGGCCGCTGCATGCTCGGATTGCCCACGGATTCCTGCGGTGTGTACACCAGCAAGGCCGGGAGCTTAGGATCATCCAGCGGATGCACCCGCGAGGCATAGACGCGGTTGCCTGCCGATGTCTGGTTACGCAGTAACGTCACCACCGCCTGCCGGATTTGCGTGCGAACATGGCTCATACGGCCTCCAGCATTAACTCGGTGATGCCCTCACTATCCGGGCGGATGACGACAAGCTCGAATTCCTTGCTGTCGATAGTGAAGCGATCCCCGGTGGTGAGTTCGGGAATATCCCGCGTGCGGATGGAGAGGATCGGGCTGTTCGCGACCACATCCACCGAATCCCCATCCACCAGTTCGGAATAGGCCTGAAACATGCCGGTGATGCGGCGGGAAATGCCAATACGCGGAACGTAAAAGATTTCCCGCCCATCGAGCGTTTCAAGCAGGGTTTGGTGGTGCGTTTCCATGTCCTCCATGAAACCCATCACAGCCCCACATTGAGCAGGATTGCGACCGTTGCATCGCCCGATGCAGCGGCAGCGGCGGCAACGCCCACGATGGTGTTACCGCTCGCCGTGGTGGTCAGCACTTTGTTGGTGTTATCCCAATAGAGCTTTGCCCCTTGGGTTATCGCACCGGTGGCCTTGGCCACGTTGAAAATGCCGGTCACATGCACGGCACCAACTTTGCCGTTGGCAATGGCAGTTTTGGCAATGCCGCCAATCGTGCCGATCAGCACAAAATCGCCGGATAGAATATCCGCACCGGCGGTGTAGTTGAGGGCTTTTCCCTCCTGAACGAAGTTTTTAGCCATGAGTTTTCTCCTTGAGTTTGAGGCATAAAAAAAGCGGCCATAAGCCGCTGGTGGTTGGGTGATAGGGTTAAGATTACGCGCCCGGATTCTTATAAAGGGTGCGGAACTCCAGCGGCGCTGCCGCCGCGTCGATGCGAACCTTGTATTCCACCCCGTCAATCGTCCAGCCGTCCTGCTGGTCAAGGAACGGTGCGGCAATCCCGTCGAGATAGCCCACTTCAATCGTATCGAAGACATTTGGATCAGCGGTCAGATACCACGACAAGGTCGAAGCGGCATCGAGACGCGCATCCACGATCACTTCCGCCGCGCTGCGCACCGGGTTCGGCACGCGGCTGTTGGTTTTGGAAGGATCGGTTTCCGACGTCATCAGCACCCGCGCCGTATCTTCCTGCGCCGCTGGCACAATCAGATAGGAAGGACGGATATTAAGAACTGCCTTGCCGTCTTTCTGCAAGCGCATGGCGGTTCGGCCTGCGCCCACGCTTGCCGCCGTGATTGCCGTGCCACTACCTGCCAGATTGTTATGCGTCGCATGGAACAGTGCCACCCCGTCGCTCATCGTGGGGTTGCTGGTGAGAATACTGAACACCAGATCACCCACCGTGCGGGCTGCCGCACGCCCCATTTTGCGCGGAATATCCGTGAAGGCATTCAGATCATCGTTAATAATCGCCTGACGGGTGATCGAGAACACGCCGGAGATCAGCGCCTGCGAGGCGATCACCGCGGCGAGCGTGGCGAGCACGAGCATCGGAATCAAGAAGCCATCGGCGGTGGCGTAGAACGGGTTCTGCACCGTGCCGATCGGCTCGTGTAGCAGTACCGCGCCCTGGCCGAAGTAGTTGAGCATCACGCCGGGCAGCGCGATCGT